ACAGCTCCTGTCAAATAATTGACTGTCCCGCATCTACTAGCAGGATTAGTAGTTAATTGTGTAGGTGCAAAAAGATTTCCCTGTCCATCATCAATTAAGGAAAACGTTGGTGGAATTCCCGAGGTTATTCCAACGCTGCTCCCCGCAGCTGATATTATCAAATTCCATTGTAGAAATTTTGCTGGGATATCATTTACTGAGATTGTGGAATCTGAAAAAGCACCTGGAGGATTTGGCTTAAATCCCTGTAAAATAGCGACACTAGGATTGTTTTGGGGATTGGAATTTGTATTTGGGAAAGCCGCAGTTAATTGACCAGTATAGGTTCCAAGAACTCCTGTTCCAATTGCTATGGCATTTTGAATGAATGCAAGTTCAGGGTTAACTCTAAAAAAGTTTTCTCTGCTCTGTGTCATATAAGACTGATATCCCGCGATAAAAACAGGAGGCATACAAGTTAAATATGTATTCGTTGGAAGGTCATAAACTGGGATGTTAGCTGAAGTTAGGAATTCATAATTATATCTTAAAGATTCCATTTTGAGATGCTCTGGCAAGTCATATACATAGAAAGTATTGATATATTTTATGATCTCTACATCGCTAATTTGAGATATAGAAGGCCGTCCTGTTACCCTTCTAACTTTTGTGATGATATCTCCGAGAGTATTTGGCAATCCTATAGACATTTTTTAAGTTGGGGTTGGGGTTAATGTGTTTTGCTGCCTGCTAGAAAGGCTATTAGCCACTTCGCCAACTGGAACCACCTGTGGTGACTGTAATGTCGTAGAAATGGTGAAAGGATCGAAATTCGTTGTATTTTCGTTAATTGAAAATGTCGTGGGACTCAAAACCGTGATGGTGTAGTTATTTCCAATTAATTGATTCATTCCAAAGTTTGCGGGAAAAAAAAATTGCACAATTGCACCTGAAGAGTAGTCATGATCAGAAGTCGTCGTGACTACTCCAGGATTAGCATTTGTAATGCTAGAAATTATATTTTCGACTGGTTTCCAAGTAGGAGTTGCCACTTAGGTAGCTCCAAACTCGGTTGACTGAAATCCATATCGTCGAACTCTTTTTGTTATCCCCACAGTAGGAACAACTGTTGCTGCTCCTCCATTAATAGAAGATTCTAACCCAAAAGAAGGCTCAGCACCTTTGTGATCCATTTTGAAACCACTTACTCCATAAGAGCATGTTCCAATGTTTGTATTTCTTTTGTTTGGATCTCCTAAAGCACCTGCTGAAACATCTTTTCCATTTAAAAATCTGGCAACATAAAGAGGAATCTCATACATGCAGCCATCAGTCATGGTCATTTTGAAAGGCTCAATTCCAGGATATTTCCGTACTGAAATTGTCTGGGTTGAACCAGGAGTTTCAAAACACTGAAAAATGCCTGTGACCATTTTTGTTTCTTCAGCGATCAATTCTTTTAACTTCTCTTTAACTGCTTCTTTCCCCGTTTTAGCAACTATTACTGTCTCCATAGGAGTAATAGAAGGAGTTATCTCTAATTTTTTGTTCATTTTTACTCAAATTATTTGTTGTCAATCTAGTCAAAAAAAGGGGGCATTTTAAGCCCCCTAATACAAATTAAACCGAAACTCCGCGAGTCGCGATGTATTGGTATACTTTTGCAGTTGTCTGCACAGTAGCACCGATAGTCACTCCTGAGACGGATTGGTTATCTGTTGCGTCATCAAGTAAGTTGCCATATGGCTGAGAAGAGCTATTAATAGCTGCTTCGCCAACTGGAACAACTTGAGCAAATGTCACACCTGTAGCAGCAGTTGCACTCGTTGGGAATGCAAAGGCTGTGAAGGACGTACTATCAATATCAGTTGTAATGGTATTGTTAGCTGTACTTATAGCTGTGATTGTTGCCAATAGACCGTTCATTTGTGTCATTCCAAAAGCTGAAGGCACGATAATACGAACTTGCTGTCCAACGGTATAACCGTGTGTAACAGAAAGGGTAATAACGGCTGGATTAGCAGCTGTAATGGCAGTAATGAAACGTCGTCTTGGATAGTAGCGGTCTGTTGCGTTGATAATACGGTATGATCCCGAAGTAGCATCCGCAGCAAATCCTGAGTTATCTAAATACTTAAGTTGGAAACTTGTCGAAGCAACAATTGTTCCAACAGTGAAATCCATACCTGAAACCTGAAGCATTCCAGTTGTGCTGAAAAGTCTCACAACAGTGGATCCATCGACTAAACCAGTAGTCGTTCCAGTACTAGCAACGGCTGGATTGGCTCGGTTTATCTCTGTACCGTTCAAGGCGACGGAGGCTCCAATAGTAGTAGAACCACTATCGGCCAAGAAAGTAAATCCACCTGTAAGGGTAGAAACTTCCAAAGCTAAAGTAGCAGCACCGCTCGTTTTTGGGCTGTAATATCCAGAATCTGCAAGCATAGAAGAAGTTCCTCTAGCTTTCATGACATTGGTATTTGCAGCTGTAGATCCGATATCGGTGATATTAAACATTTGGAAATCATTGTATCCAGATGGCAAACTGATGGTTACAGGATTGCCGTCAGAAGTAAATGTTCCTGAAATTACTGAATGAATAGGTGTACTCATGTTTATCTCCTTACGCTAAAGTACAACGTAGGTTAAACACCCACGTATCGTTTGTGATTCTTGGAACTTCAGCGAATTTGTATCCAACAGAAGCATTGAGAGCTAATGGTGAATCATAAATAGGCGGACGATAGATAAACTGCGCTGAGTAGCCATCTTGTTCGATAGCTGCAAAAGCCTCACGGCCTACGCAGAAAATGTTATATACAGTTGCCCCGAGAAGCGAAGCATTGGGAGTCGTGCTACCAATAGAAGAGAGCAGGAAGCGGATATTAGCCACATTTCCCCATTCTGAATCTAAAGTAGACTGTTGGTTTGGATAATTCCATTTCTGGATGAATCCGGCAACTGTATCAATCTGACCAATAAGATCAGAATGACCAAGGCCGAAATAAGCATCACGAACTGGAGCTGTCAATTCTGTTACTTTTAAGACCCAGACTACAAACATCTAGGCGGGTTAACCTCTTCGGATCAACCTCTTTGCATTACTGCAAAGGTCAGACTATCGCATCACCTTTCGGTGTTTCAGGATTTAGTCGTTCACGGTGGCTTTCACCTTCCGCCTTGTTATCCTCCTGCATTACGCAGCTAGGAACTCCAAGTCAATTACCCAAAATTTTACTTCGGCACACTTTTTACCGAAACGATCCATACCTTCAACACCAGTGATGAAACTATATGCGTTATTACCGCGCAAAGTTCTAATCACAACGTCAACGTCTGAACGAGTAATCTCAGTAGGATTATCGCCATTCGTTCCGCCAACGCAGTTGATGAAAGAAGCAGTAGATGCCAGCATAGAAGACATCAATTGGTCTTCAGTTTGACGTAATGAAACGCCAAGACGCTGTGTTGCTTCATTCAAGACTGGGTCTTGGTTTTGAAGAGTAACTTGTTCGTTCAACAGAATATAAGTTCCGTAGAAGTCCATCTGCGCATCAATGTTGATCGCTGTCAACGTTTGAGGAGGTGGTGTAATGCCACTGTTTCCAAGAGGAACAGGTGCAGTAGCGAGAGGATTATATCTTCTCATTCTAAGCGTAGTACCGCCATTACGGGGCATAGCTTTAAGATCCGCTGGGATCTTATGAATCATGTAAGGCACAGCAACTGAGAGCAGTTTAAAGCTAAAGCTTTGCTGCACTGGTGCTGGTAATACACTTGTTGTAGTAATTGACATTTCAATTCCTTGTTAAGGAACCGAAACTTTTAGAAACCCTTAATCGCCTGAGCCATTTCTTCACGGAGTTGCTTTTTAAGCTGATCCGTAAGTCCATTTTCAAACATTTGTGCGTTGCCTATAGCGCTTTGCTTAGTAACAGCATTAACAGACACGGGTTTTTGACTATTTTCCTGGGCTTTCTTTTTCTCTTTCAAGTGGTCGTCCCTTGGTGAATTATCATTCGCCGTTCTTTTTAACAACTTATAGACCGCAACACCTTGTTTATAAGGATCTGGATTATGCGATAAGGATTCTGCAAGTTCTGGTTCGGTTTGTCTTAATAGTTCTATATTCTCTTGCGTAACAACATCGGCGAAGTCTGGATAACGAAGGGAGAGTCGTTCATCGACTGTAGAAGCCTCTCTCTGCCTAATAACTTTTTGGGCGATTTCCTCGGCCATTTTCGCAGCAAGTTTTTTGGCTTGTGCTTTAGTGACGATATCTTCGTCCCCGAGTTTGTCCAAATCGTCATCAACAGGCGCAGCTTTTGGAGCTTGCAGTCTATTAATTAACTCTTCTTGTTCCCTGATTTTTCGCTTTTGTTCGTCCTGGACTCGTCGGGATTCTTTCCAATTGCGATCTTGATCATCATCTGACTTTTTTTTCGCAAAGGCTTCGGCCTTCTTAGTCTCTTGTGCAGCATCTGCAACTTCAGTCTGGGGATCGACTTGAGGAACTGCTTCCTCTACACCCGTTTTTTCTTCGTCTGGCATGTGCTATCCTTTGACCTGGCGAAGGTCTTGTACGCCTATAAGCGAAGTCGATAACCTTAACGCAGGCAGAACGTGCGGAGGGCGAACCCAACCTATATCAACTTCAAATTTTAATTTGATAGATAAGGCAATATGATGTCAAATTATTTTTACTAATATTCAAGAAAGGTGGTAAGATTTAAGATCGCTGAGGAGATGAAGATGGATTGGATTAATATAGATGATGAATTCCCAGAAGATAAAACTGATTGTTTAGTATTTCTTCCTGGAGTTGGAATTTTTCATACTAGTTTTGTAAATGATTCTTTTAGTTTGGGTTTAGCAGATTATTTAATCACTCATTGGCAGCCCTTTTCGAAATCTCAATATCCAGATATACATGACCTTCGTCAAAATCCTGAATCCACTTCACTAGCTGCGGGTCATAAAGTTGTTTGTTTTTCAGGATTGTCAAGCAATCTTGCTTCGTAGGTAAAGTCCAAATTAGGGTGATTTGCTGTGTATTACTATTTACTTCATAGACATCATGATCGGAATTGGGAAATTCAGATCTTAAAAAAGACGCCTTGGGTTTGGTTTGCCGGCGTACATATTTATGATGAAGAACATTTGATAGAGTTCCACCGACTGTCTCCTTCTTTCTGAGAATTACGACATAAAAAGGAGAGTTATATTCTTTAGAACCCAAAGAAGCCGCGATTTCTAACTCCTTCTGATATTTAGGAGTCATTGCGTCGATGGTTTCTTCGACAGTTTGGGATTCTGTTTTCTTAGATAAGATATCAAAAGCTGCCTGCCCTAATTTGGCAGGATTTTTTTTGATCTTATCGGGTGATATTGTAAAATGCTGAGAAAACTTTTCTAGTCCCATACTTGTCAAATAATAAATTGACAAATTATTTGCTAGAAAAATTACTGATTTCCACCAGTATAGTCTTCTATTATTGGTGGCATACTAGAGCCTTGTGAGTCATTTTGGGTCTCTTCAAAAGAAGCAGACGCAGCAGCAGATAAGAGCGGCGTTGAACTAGAATGCGGACTGTACTCTTCGATGATCTGTATGCTCTTAATAAATTTATTAGACTCAGGACCAGGAATTATATCAGGAAGATTGCGAGGAGGAAGACGAATTGTGCCTTCCTCTTCAACATAACTTAGATCCCAGCCACCCACAAAAGGGGGAGTGTCATCTACCTTTACTTCGCCAAAAAAAAAGGTAATCCCACCATGACTTCTTAGGTTCAGGTTTTGGTGGCGGATCAATAACCTCTACTTCTGGAGGAGGAAGAACCATAGGCCCTTCAGTAGTAAAAATAGATTGGATTGGCGTGGCTTTTATACCAGCAACAGGAATATGAGAATTCGAATAGAACCTATGGGATTTTGTGAGTAATCGATTAACTTTTTTCTTAGCTCCACCAAAATGGAAACCAAGAGACATACTCACGCCTTTACCAGATTTAGGATCAAAAAATGGATTAATTGACACCTTCCAATCATCGAATACATAAGCTGAAACACCCGATGTGATGCCAGTTTTTTTTGTTTGATGATTGAAATAAGGTGCTATAGAAAATTCATATTTCCTAGAAGGTTTGTAAGAAATAGAAAGCTCAGAAACTTCATGAAAGTCAAGGACAGCCTTCTCATATTTCATTTTCTGATTGAGAGGAAAATATCTGTTATAAGCTAAATCAAAATGTCCATAAGAAAGCTCAATTCCTGGGCAAAACTGGTGATTATGAGGACCGAATAGATTCGAGCTAGCATGAACAAAGTTAAGACCAAAACCCCAAGAGTCATATAGCTTACGGTAACCCACTCCAATTTCCGAATGGTGTTTTGTATGAGAATAAGGATTAGTGAGAACATGAAGTATAACAACATGATCGTTTTCCAACTCTATAGAACTTTGATGAAACAGACTCATGTGGACACCGCCCACTTGAGAAAACATTTCTTTATTCAATAAATCATCAAAAACAAATTCAACTCCAGGTTCGTGATAATGCGACAAAAGAGTTGAAAATCCAAAGAGACTTAAGAAAATTAATTTATTCATAAAACTCATCAAATCCTATGTACAATTTATCTTCATATTCTTCTACGCTCATCTCTGCTTCTTCAGCTAAGATTTCACGCATTTTACGAGTCATTTCTAAGAACTCAGCAGCCGCGTCCATTTTTCTTCATTACTTTTTTAGCTTTATCAATCTTACGATCAAATTTCTTGTCAGCTTTCAATAAGACTTTTACGTCCTTTTGGCCTTTTCCTAAGTCCTTTTTGACTTTATTAATAAGTTTGTCCATCAATGCTCCAAATAAGGACCTTTTAATCTCGTCTGTTCTTTCTTTATACCAGATGCCACTTTCACGCCCTTATTTGCAAGGACTGCTTTTGCGATCTTCTGAGGTTTACCCGCTGGTCTTATCATGACCATAGTCTATTTCCTTCGATTTTCGTCTATGCCTGAAAGATCTGAAACCTGAGCCGTAAAACTATTTACGATTCCGTCTCGATAAGTAGGCTCAACAAATTCGGCATACATAGGCTCAGAAGGCAAATTGGCAAAAGAACCAGTTCCCATACGATTTGTTGGTTCATCTTGATTACCGTCATAATTGGCGTTTTTAGCAAAGCGCGCCTTATATTTAGCTGCGCCCTCATCCGCCTTTCTTTGTTCTTTAGGCTTGGCCATATAGCCTCACTTAATGTTGTTGAGACAGATAGCGAGATGTCTGTTTTTTAGCCTGTTTGGTTTCCATATCAATGCGTGAAATTGTATCATCTTCGGATTCAGGACCCATTTCATTAGCTTTAGGATATGTATCCAATCTAACTTCTTTAGGCATATTGGCATGTTGTCCACTACCCCAAGCTTTGCTTTCTTTTTCAGATGTTCCATGGTGATCAGCTTTTGCCATACTTGCGTCTCCTGTTGTAGGGCTTTATAATTTTTACTTTACACTATATATAAAATTATTTTTACTCTTTTTTTTGAAATGGGTATCAGATAACCTGATTCTTTACGCAATAAACCCAAAAAGGAGATCTCATGTACCGCATATCAACAGCATTAGCAATTGTATTGGCTTGTACTGCGCTTAAGGCAGACAAGGCTCCTACCCCAGTGCCGTTAAAAGAACATCGTTTAAATTTTAGCCTTTTGCAATTTGGCTATGACTTTCTCAAAAAAGATACTGTTTATACAGGATTTGATTTAAAATTGACTCCAATTTGGGATATAAATGACAAAGACCTCAGTAGAAGGAATTATTCCCTCTCCGGTGAATTTAGACTGGGTCATCATTTGGGAATCACACCGAAAGATTCTCTCATCACTTATGGATCTATTGGATATACGAAATTTCATAGAGACTACATTCAATATCTAAAAGAACATGCCTATTTTGGAGTTGGAGCTAAATTTTTCCATGAATTCGGCCCAATATTTCAAATGGGTGTGCATGTCAAAGGAACAAGAAGCTTATTAAATGAATATGAAATACCGACATATAACGAGAGAGAAAGTAATAAATGGGGCATTGAAGTCGGACTTCCTGTTGCATGGCACTTGGGAGAAAATAGAGACTGGGAAATTCAACTAGAGCCTTATTTTACACATGTTGCTTGCGCTGGAAAACTAGAATTTATAGGTTCAAGACTTACATTTGGGTTCCGCTTCTAGGCAGCGGATTTCTTGCTGAGTGTCTTGGGGATTTGTTGTTTTCCCTTGGCACTCGGCTTTTTCTTTTAAATCAATTCCACAATCACAATATACAGTGTGAACCCCACAACAAAATATGACGCGAAACCCACATTTTGGACATTCAACAATCGGCAGATAGGATTTTATTTTTTTCATTACTATAGTTTTATATTATGGATTTTAATTTTTAAAATAGGCATTTCCAATTTTTTGCATCATCTCCAAAAAAACAGACTTATTCCCTAAACATGCGTCCAATAATCTTTTCATGAAAAAAGATGAAAAAAATATTATAATTTCCTGGTCTGTTAATCTTTTATTTTGGCAATACACCCATAACTCATGATGAACTGTTTTCATTTTTGTATCATCTTTTTCCAAAAAAACCCTCCTTCAGTCTAAAAAAAAAGAATTCATCACCTTATTTCTTTTCCCAAATATAACCAAAGCAAGTGGCTGAGGAAGTCCGTGAATGGCATTTCCAAATTTAGGTCTTCCACAAATAAAAGAAATCTCTCCCTCCATACACCAATCATGCCACCAACGCGTATTTGTACGAGCAGGAATTAAACATACTGTAACGGCATTAAATCTTTCGAGATATGCTTTTTTTATAAATTTTTTCATATCTTTAAAAGGAGGATTCATCCAATTTATGCCTTCCCATTTTTTATTCAAACAGGAATCCGATTCACTCCAAAAAAGAACACATTTTTTGTTTTTTTCGGATGCGCAAACATCTCGAGTAAATTTATAAATTCTATTTATTTTTTGGAAGAGATCAGAAGGGGTTTCCCATTCTTGATTAGTACTGCAAAACCTATTTTTATCAAAATTTGCCATTTTATTCTATATAACACCAATGAGTCATTACTTCATCAACAGGAATAGGATCAAAAGAAAGAAGATATAAAGATTCATGGCAATCTTCCTCTTCTTTCAAAAAGCACCCCATGCAAACGAAATCGGATATATCATCTTTACATAAAAATGTTATGCCGGAGGGTGGTTGTTCATCTTCAAATTGAACCCATTTCATGCTACTTTTTTAGATGCCTTAGCCTTCTTTTTTTGACCAGGTTTTTCTTTATCCTCTGGCTTTTCAGTCAGCATCTTATAAATCTCAGCAGCCCTATGGAGAGTATCCATATCCATCCCTGCAAGCTCTTTTATTCCTTTAATTTTATCGAAATCAGCTTCCTCCAAATCTTTGACAGCGGCAGCACGCCTTTCAACAGCAAGCGCCTGATTTTCGTGGATTCGTGAGGCTCTCTCATGGCCAAGACCTTGGTTGGCGACTGCTCTTGCATGGAGATCTTCGATTTGCGCTTTGAGGAGTTCGATTTGCATTTGCGCTTGTTGTTGAGACATTTGCGCTTGTTGTTGTTCTTGCTGACCGATCGCATTGATAAGTTGCTCTTTATTTTGTAAAGTTGAAGATTCAATGAGAATCTCGGCAGGGACAGGAACGCCTAATTCCCTCAAATTAAGAAGTTGGGCAAATTGCATTTGACGTTGCGTCGAGGTATTTAACCCATCTTCAATGACTGATTTATACTTGCCAAAGGCCCTATTATAGAATTGATCAGTAGGCGTTTCTCCTACAATTCTTTGGACTTTCCCAGGCGTCCAATTAGCTTGAACCATGTCAATGCGCAAATCCCCAAGAAGCTTTTGAGCGTGATCTAAATTATCAAAAAGCCCTTGTAAAGTTGTAAGACCTGCACCTTGGCGAAGCATGGAAAGAACGCCTGCTTTATCATCTTGAGCCATCCCAAGCAGTTCTTCATTAACCCCAGAGATTTCAGAGATTTCTTTGCCTAAAAGCTCTGATAATTGAATCATGGAAGGAGGGATTTGAGGCGGTTGGATTGGAACTACATCGCCTGGCTGGGCATTGGCTTTAAGCGCGAGTCCTCTTCCCTGGCCTTGAAGGAACACATCTTTAGGATTAACAAGAGCGTTCTCCTTATATATGAACCCAGAAGTAATTTGAGATTCCAGGATGTCTAGCTCAATAATTCTACGACGGTTATATAAATACTGGGCATCACGCAACCCTCTGACGACACCTTGAACTCGGAGAGGAAAGTATGCCATTTGCGGCTCATAGTAGGCCCAAACAGGTACAAAAGGGTACTTATCAATGCCAAGAGGATTAGGACCGTTATACATGACCTTACCTTGAACAACGATAGCAAGTTTGGTCGTTTGGATTTCTTGATCCAGGATATGAATTTGTGGAAACATCCTTGTAAATTCGTTGAGATCGTCATCTTGTCCTCTCCATTCTATTGTTTCACCAGTTTGCACATCGCAAAGCAGTTTTTGTTTTCTTGAATCTAAGTACCAAAATTCGTCGTAAATTAGTAAATCTTGCATGCCATAATTGTAGGATTCAGGCATGAATTGGAATTTTCCGTCTCTATTTCCCCAGCCTCGCATGTTTTTTAATTCGTCTGCTCTTCCCGGAAGAAGCGAAGCAACCTGCGATTGAGAAAGATATTTTCTCGTCCAAATATTGTTGCAATCGGAAAGATCCATTTTCTTGAAATAGGGATCAATGAGATATCCATTATATGCAACATTGTCAACCATTGGATCGCCATTAACCGGGTCATTTCGATAGTCCATCCAGCAAGAAAGAAGATTCATTCCTGTTGTGACAGCACCTTCAAATGCATCCGAAATAACTTCCAATCCGTGACACTTTTGATCGAGATACATCATGATTTTGGAGAATTGATCTGCGGTTTTTGAATCTGAATTTTCAACAGCGGTAACGACAGTAGATTTACGATGCTGGCGTTGATGGCCAGTGATCATATTCCGAATTCGGCGAATACGATTGAAATTGAATTGCCGTTTCCTGAAAGCAGGAAGATTCCCATAGATATCATTCCAAAGAGTCTGATCTCCAGCAGCAAACCTGGTGTCTAAATCCGCTTCGCTCCAAAACGATTGATTAATTTGGATGTTTTTGGCATAAGTAAAATCCATTAATTTTAGGATCGAATGGTCGTTATCTGTATAATAGGTATCGGAAAGCTGCGGAAATAGCGTCATTTCGACCTAACCTTTTGTATTAAAATATTTACTTTACATTAAAGCTTTTGGAATTTCTTTTCAAAATTAAAGGGGTATATGAAAAAAATCAGAATTCAAGCGATAGAGCGTCTTATTGATAGAATTGGCGAAATGGAAGCAGTAAAGTTTGCTTTTGAAACAATAGATTTCGTGTATTCAAATAGGAATCTCGATGAGGTTAATCTTGACAAACCAGAAATTGTCATGATACACGATAAGGAATATACACGAGGTTTTCTTTCAAAATAATAGGAATAGCATGAAAATGGTTACCTGTAAGGACTGTCTCAAGGAAGTCAAATTCACTGATGCTTCTCCATGTTGGGATTTAACCACACCTGGACCTCCTACATTTATATGTCCAGAATGCGGAAAAGACGTTCCTCGATTGGAGTCAATAGAGAAATTACCATGGCGAACGAGAAGTCGCTTAATTCTTTTCGGCTTAGGTTTAAGTGATGCTACTGAAGAAATTCAAAGGGAAAATCTAAAATGAGTGAATGCAACAAATCAGGCCACTTTCATCTACAAACTTTCTGCAAAGACTGCGGAAGAATTCTTAATGAACACAATTTCGATGATGAAACAGGAGCTTGCATAAAGGTCACATCGAGATGGATAAGCGTTAAGGATAGATTGCCAGAAGATGAAAAACGAGTTTTAGCTTATGGAAGGGCTGCCTGCATGTCATGTTCTAAACATTTGCAAATCCAGTTCTGTAAATATCAAAAAGAAACCGGCTTCGAATTTGGGGAATACGATTGCGAATTTGATGCAACCCATTGGCAACCGCTACCAGAGCCTCCTAATGAATGAATGGATTGAATTTAAAAACATAAAACCTAAAAAAATCGGCATATTTTGGGTTTTTTTCCCCAATTTTAAAATCAACATCCAAGCTAATTTCTGGAATGGGAGAGCATGGCAAGACGGTAAAGGAAACGAATCTTTAGAGGCTACGCACTATATGGAAATGGAATTAAGAAAACCAGAGCCACCCAATGAATGATTGCAAAAAAGAAGGCCATCGTCATTTAGAAACTAGATGTTTAGATTGTGGGGAAATCATCAACCAAACGAAGTTAGATGATGATGGAACCTTTCGTTATAAAACACCCCCAAAATGGACTAAAATGAAAGACTATTCCTCGTGTACATGTACTTATTGTGACAATATAATTTACACGAGAGTGGGAAGAATGCCCCAAACCCCTGTTTGCAGTAAAGAGTGTAGAAAGAAATTGGTCTACAAACCACCTAAGAAAAAGACCCCTTCGGGTGCCTCCTCATGAATGATGACCAGGAAGATGGCGACTTTGCCCGCAGCGTCTGTATGACAAAAGACGAATGGTTGAAGCGATTAGAAAATCAAGAATCCATAAATTTTTACACTAAGATGTTAAGCACAATGAAAGAAGATCTAAAAAAAACACATGAAGATGAATTCTGTAGGATTTACGAAGATGCTTACATCGTCAAAACCTATTATAAAAAGGGTGGCACAATCACTACATGGAAGACAAAAGAACAACGAGAAAAGTGGTTAAAAGATGAAAAAAACAAAGAATAAATCCGTGCGCCTGACTGAAATGCCTGAAATTGAGCCTCTCCTTGATCAAATTTTTGACCTATATGAAAAATGTTCTCATAATGTTAATCATAGAAGTATGGTTGGGATTACAGATCCAAAAAGGGGATATGTCGCTATTGTTTTCAAAGGCAACCTTGAAGATTGTGGAGCTATAAAAGAACTGTTACTTTCAACAGAGCCCGAATGAAAAACTTCAACCTTAAATTCTATATCATCCTGTTTTTCTTCCTACTTACATGGATGTTCATTTTCGATGTTTGGACAGATGTCAGAGATATCAAACAGATAGTGATTGAACATGGAAAATGATCAAGAAGAATATCCCAAAAATAAAAATGAATTTAAATGCATCATCAGAAACTTTAAAAACTACGATCCTTCAGAGTTTGCCGTGATGGATATTGTACCGGCGGAGAACTTTGAAATTTTGGATAAAACACGCAAAAACCTGCTGGCTAAAGGAATCGAACCCTTGACAAACTGATTACAAGTCAGTTGCTCTACCAACTGAGCTAAGCCAGCAAAAGACCCCGCAATCTTAACAAGATGGAGGTTTCCAAACTATCCAAAGACTGCGGGATCCAAACTAATCTTCTAAAAGCCCAGTGCCGGCATTCAAATAGACCCACATAAGAAAAGCAAAAAAGACACCAATTGACAGAGTTAAAGCAAAGGACATCAACGCTTTCTTTAAAAGAATCTTCATATGTAGACCAACATACCGAGTGACAGAAATTCCGTCAATTGGTTATGGTTTTTACCTATGAGTAGAGGAAAAAACTACAAAGATCTTATCGAATTCTTTCAATTGAATGGGATTAGCTGTCCCGAGGCTGTTGCATTAATGGCAGCTTTAATTGTTGATATGGCTGTAACGTCAGAGGTAGAGCCCAAATACTTCGACGAGGTCTTAAAAATTATGAAATCACAGTATGCTGAAATGAAACTAGAAAACGAGTGAAAATATGAAAAACCTAGAATCTTTCCCCAATTTCGCATTTCATAATGAACTACTCATTGAGTTTTTCAAGCTCAACAACATATCCCATAAGGAGGCCTTTTGGCATATGTTTTCAGCTGTCGCGTGTATCTTGGCAGAACGGGAAGAAACCGAATGCTCTGATTTGCTGGATCAGTTAAAAGATCTTATCAGTC